GGGCGACCGTTAGATTCTTTCTTAGCAACCGCGTAGGCGACCTTGAGGGCTTTTCCCTCAAAACCAACCGCACTAAGCAGGTCAACTAAGTCTGTATCTGACAGTTCTTTTGCTCCTTTGTACTTCTCTAGTGGGTCCACAGCGCTTACTTGTACTGTAACAGTTGAGTCCTCTGCGCTTGCGTAAGCAATCGCAGGAGGCATCCCTCCTATTATCAGTGCATACATCGAAAACACCGCCACTTTATCTCTTGTTTCTTTTCTGATATTAAGCATGTGATTGCTCCTCTCAGTTGGAAAAAGGCACCTTGTGGGTGCCTGTCTCTGCCTTAACGGTAGCACATGCCATACATAGTAAAACAAACTGAACTAGATACTAAATAATAATTACGTTTAAAACGGACAAACTGTACAGAATTACAGTATAAATAATCCATTGCAGTAAATAATGTGACATAATTCACACGACAATTCGGTTCCCCCTTCTACCTATAAGGAACTTTAATGACCCCGATGGATTGGGCAGGTATATCTGCCGCTGTAACAGCCACACTTGCAGGCGTAGGAGCGTTTTCACGCTGGATGATTAAATCCTACCTCTCAGAACTTAAGCCCAACGGTGGGTCAAGCCTCAATGACAAGATCAAATTAGAGGTCCTTCCTATGCTCACAGAGATTAAAGTCGACATAGCGGAGATGAAGGGTCGATTAGACACCCACATCGAAGAGACAAATAAGTAATACTGCTACACTGTAGCTAGGGCCAAAAGCCCGCTACACATAAGGAGAAACATGTCACCAAAGATTAAAGCAATGCTAGCGTCATACGGACGCTCATTTCTAGCAGCAGCAACCGCTGTTTACGCAACTGGCAATACTGATATTAAGTCAATTGCAATTGCAGCTCTTGCATCCACACTTCCCGTCGCATTACGTGCGGTTAACCCTAAGGATCCAGCATTCGGTCTTATCGCTGGAGTTGTTGAAGCAGAACTTGCAAAGGTAGCAAAGAAGAAGACTAAGTAATTATGAAGTGCGTTAACTGTCCAACCTCTGCTCATTACTCAGTAGTTGAGCCTGGTGTACGACCAGCAGACTATTGCAATAATTGCTTGCCTAAAAGCTTGCGACCACGTGCAGAGGCTGGGCAGTTAACACTTCGTATTGTTGAATCAGAAGTAGTTGAAACTCCTGCACCAGCACAAACAAAAAAGAAAGCCGCTAAAAAGGCTGCGGCCCCTGCTCCCGTAGAAGAGCCATCAGAGGTTTCTGATGAAGATAACCAGAGTTGATGCGCGGCAAGCGCACCCTGTTCCAAAATCTATAATTAACCCGCAGGGTCCTTTTCCTAGAGAACTGTATAACGAAAAGCCTGTTGTAGATGATTACGAGCCAGAGATGGCCGAGGACGGTGCAAACCTTCCTATAGGCGGAACCGCCCAAAACAATTTTAAGAGCCCAAAGACTATGATCTGTTCTTGGTGCGACGCAAGGGTATTGGCTAATAAAACTGGCGACCATGTCTGTGAGGGATAGTGGCTAAATCACGTAACGGCATAAGTCGCTCTGAACTCCAGCGTCAAGATGAGGCAAATAAGAAGTTAAACCTAGCCGTCAGAATGATGGAGAAGGTTGGCCTTGAAGAGAACTTTAATAAACAGTGGACAGACTTTGAGGTGTTTGAACCTAGAGAAACCACGCCTACCTACAAGACTCAACCGGCTCCAACAACTAACGCTGATCGCCCTAGGGCTTTAAAGATTGCCTACAGTCGTGAGGCTAGAAAGCTTGTTGTTAAGTTTAGAGACGGAACTTGGTGGGAGTACAACGATATTCCCCTAAGGATGTGGGTTGGTCTAAAGTCAAGCGACTCAACTGGCAAGTACTTAAAGTACTCTGGTCTTGATGCCCATGATGATATGGGCCCGTTTAATCCAAATGAAATGCCTCCAGAAGTAAGGGTGATGTTTAACAGCTAATGAAATCAATCGGATCACTATACGTAGGAACACTTAAGTACTACCACAGGGACATATTTCCAATCTTAGAAAAAGGTTGGACTCAAGAGACAGAACTCCCTTACAGAAAAGGCGCTTGCCTAGTTTTTAGGTTCCCTAAAACTTACCCAGGGTTCTACATAGGTTTTTGGAAAGACTCTGGACTACCAGAATATGATGAAGAAGGCGCATCCGATAGACTAGCTCAAGCGATTAATATACGAGACATGGGGTTAACGGCAGATGAGATTGAAGACTGGAATGTTTAAAAAGAAAGAACCTTGGGTTAAACCTTTTAATGAAAAAATAGCCAAAAGAGTTAAGAGGATCCCTACTGGGGAACTTGACCTTTGGGTAGACCAATCTTTAGTTGAGCTGGGTAGGTGCCTTAGCATGTACTCAAGAAGCAAAGATGCAGTCTATTTAAATGAGGCTTTGACTGGCGCAGAGGCAATTCATGCCATTGTTGATGAACTGCACTCCAGAATGACCAGAGTGTAAAAACGCTAAACCTATAACTCCCCTACAATTATACCTACCTCACTTCCTTCTCCCCGTGTGGCAACGTAGAGCTCTGGTATAAAAGCCAGAGCTTTATGTTTTCTACTAAACTAAGGTTGATATGAGCGACATTGAATTCTTAGACGAAGACGATCTTTTAGACGAGGACGAAGACCAAGACCTCCTGCCTGAAGAAGAAGGTGATGGGTTAGACGAGTTATCTCGTGAATTTGTAAACAAGTTAATTGATAAGACCATGACTTTTATGGAAGCGCTTGTTGGTCACGACCTACACCCTTATCAAAAACCTCTTGCTCGTAGAATTATTGAATCAGTAATTATTAACGATGGTGAAGAAGTAACAGCGTTAGCCGCACGCCAGTCTGGTAAGTCAGAAACTATTGCTAATACTGTTGTAACACTTATGGTTCTTCTTCCGCGTTTAGGTCGTATGTACCCAGACTTGCTTGGTAAATACAAAGACGGAATTTGGATTGGCATGTTTGCCCCAGTTGAAGGTCAGGTAGAAACTCTCTTTGGACGTGCCCTAAACCGCCTTACGTCTGAGCGTGCATTAGAGATTTTAAATGACGCTGAGATTGACGACTCCTTGGGTAAAGTTCCCGGAGTAACACGTCAGATACGCTTAAAAAATTCTGGGTCAAGTCTTTCTATGATGACCGCTAACCCACGTGCAAAAATTGAATCTAAGTCCTTCCATCTTATTGTTATTGATGAGTGCCAAGAGGCTGATGATTTTGTAGTGTCTAAGTCAATTTCTCCTATGTTGGCTTATTACTCTGGAACAATGGTGAAGACTGGCACTCCTACTACACACAAAAATAATTTCTATAAGTCAATACAATTAAACAAACGGAGACAAACAACACGCTCTGCAAAACAGAACCATTTTGAATGGGATTGGAGAGATGTTGCTAAATGTAATACCAACTACGGTAAATTCATTAGAAAAGAAATGCTTCGTATTGGAGAGGACTCAGATGAGTTCCAGATGTCGTATTCATGTAAATGGTTGTTGGAGAGAGGAATGTTCGTCACCTCCCAAATCATGGATGAATTGGGTGATACCTCGCAAGAGACGGTCAAGGCTTGGCACCGGACACCAGTCGTGGTGGGAATTGACCCGGCACGGAAGATGGACTCCACTGTGGTTACGGTCGTCTGGGTCGACTGGGACAGACCAGACGAGTTCGGGTACTTCGACCACCGAATCTTAAATTGGATGGAAATCCAAGGAGACGATTGGGAAGATCAATACTTTCAAATTGTTAACTTTTTATCTAACTACGATGTTCTTGCGGTTGGCGTAGATGCTAACGGTGTTGGTGATGCGGTAGCGCAAAGACTTAAACTTTTATTACCTAGAGCTGAAGTTCACTCAGTCGGCAGTAGTTCTCAAGAGCAATCAAAGCGATGGAAACACCTTAAAGCACTTATTGATCGACGTATGGTTGGGTGGCCAGCCCACGCAAAAACACGTAGACTTCGTTCTTGGAAGCGTTTCTACCAGCAAATGACTGACCTTGAGACCAAGTTTCAGGGCCCTAACTTTTTGGCACACGCCCCAGAAGAAGCCCATGCTCATGACGATTATGCAGATTCTTTAGCAATTGCCTGCGCCCTGACTATGGATTTAACCCTGCCTCAGGTGGAGATGACTTCATCCCCATTCTATGGCAGATAAGTTTGACTTTACTATGAGAACTTTCTCGTAATAATGGATACTTTAAACCGAGGCCTCAACCTTACATAAGGAGTCATAATGACAATTGCACCATCACCTAAGTTCCCAGAGCGTCCAGGTACTGTTTACGACCGCAAGGTTTCTTCAGCACTTCCAGGACAACGTGGTCCACTTCGTTTCGAAGAAGGTATCGCAACCGATACCGATGTGCCACAAGAGTTTTCTAAGGGAGCATCGCAGGCATACCAACCTGCAGCTGGTCGTCCAAATCGCAATGCTAACGTCTTCACAAAGACCGCAGAAGAGACAATGCGTGAGCGTGCTCACGTTGGTTCTGCTTCATGGGTAGAAGCACCTTCACACCTTTCAGAATTTTCAAAGGGTGGATTTGCTGACCACGGTTCAAACGTGTTCGAAGAAGTATTCCGCGACGGAGCACATCAGCAAGCTGCTAACCCAGCAGTAGTCCGCGACTAATAAAGAAGTAGTTCCCCACCGTCCTGGTAACGGGACTGGTGGGGCTTTTCTAAAGAGGATTACTTATGGCATACATCCAAGGTAAAGCGGTTCAAGAAGGTCCTAAACAGATCCCTGCTAACCCACGTCTATATAACATGGTTCGTGTACAAGCAACTACTCGCTTTTCAAAAGAGTCACCTTCAAAAGGTCACTGGATTCATACTAAGTATAATCAAATGGGTGGCAAATATGTCAAATCTAAAAAAGAGATTGATCCTCGCAACAGAGACTTAATTGCTGAGAAACAAGAAAAACAAGAAGACAAGGTCAAGAAGAAGGTTACTAAACCTGTCGGTAAGGGCCTTATCAAAGGCGAATCTCGTAAGTAGAAATCCAACTTAATATAGGCACTGCTACGATAAGCGTCTTAACATTTTTAGATAGGGAGTAAAAGTGAGTTCAATTGACTTTTCACCGCCAAGTTATAGAGCGGCGTCAAGCGATTTAACAATCTCCATTTCTCCACTTGGTTTAGTAGAACTTGCCGATGAAGAATTTGAAGTACACGGGCCACGCCTCAACCGTTACTCAATGAACTGGGCAATGTACCTTGGTCACCACTACTCATACCGCCGCCCAACGGGCGAAAGCCAAATTGCTTTAAACTATTACCGTGCCTTCACAGACTTCATTATTAACTTCACTTTTGGAAAAGGCGTACAGTTCCGCTCTCCAAAAGAAACAGAAGCAATCGTTCCTGACATCCTTGAAAGAGTTTGGGAAGTCGATAACAACAAAGCAACTGTTTTGTGGGAAATTGGTCAGCAAGGAACGGTCTCTGGCGACTGTTTTATCAAAGTTGCTTACGAAGAAGAGTACAAAGATCCTGCTGGTCGTGTTCACCCAGGTCGCGTTCGTATTCTTCCTCTCAATTCTTCCTTTTGTTTCCCAGAGTTTCACCCGCATGACCGCGAACGTCTTATTCGCTTTAAACTTAAGTATCGCTTTTGGGGTACATCGCTTGAAGGTACTCGCCAAGTATTTACGTACACCGAGATTTTAACTGATGACATTATCGAGGAATACATCAATGATGAACTTATTGACTCTCGTCCTAATCCGCTTGGTGTTATCCCTGTTATTCATATTCCGAATGTTCGTATCTCTGGTTCTCCTTGGGGTCTTGCTGACTGCAACGATATTATTAGCATTAACCGTACTTACAATGAAACTGCTACTGATATTGCCGACATTGTTAATTACCACGCTGCACCGGTTACAGTCATCATTGGTGCGAAAGCAAGCCAACTTGAAAAAGGCGCAAACAAAGTCTGGGGCGGTCTACCAAAAGAAGCTCGAGTCGAAAATCTTGAGGGTGGATCACAAGGACTAAAGGGCGCAATGGAGTTTATGGAACTTCTAAAGAAATCTATGCACGAAATGGTCGGTGTTCCTGAGACCGCTCTAGGTCAGGCAATGCCAGTATCTAATACTTCTGGTGTGGCACTTTCTATTATGTTCCAGCCTTTAATGAACCGCTACCATCAAAAAATTATTCAATACGCACATGGACTAGAGCGTATTAATGAGCTTATTCTTCTTAACCTTGCAGTTAAAGAGCCAGAAACTTTTACGTGGAATCCAACAACTAACACGCCACTAAAACCTGATCAGGTGGCCCAGTTAGATCCAAACGATCCAATCACGTACCGTTCTTACGTACATTTCCCACAACCACTTCCACTAGACAAGCTGATTGCTCTTAACGAAGCGCAGACAATGCTTTCATTAGGCCTTGAGTCTAAGGAAGGCGCTCTTCGTGCGCTTGGCGAAGAATTCCCTGCTGAAAAGATGCAAGAAATTCGTCAAGAACTTATGGATGACGCCAAGGCTGATGGCGCCCTACAAATGCTAAAGAATGAAATTGCTGCTGAAATAACTAAGTTGACTGGCTTTATGCCAGGTCCTGATGGGGCCCCTGGTCAACCTATGATGAACCCAGAGTCTGGAATGCCTATGGCAGGACAGCCTAATGCAGCAAGCCCTGTAATCGATGAAGCCCAAGCAATGGTGGCTGCGGGAGAACAAGGCATACGTAATCGTTTGGTAACCGAGGCTTATGGAACAAAACTTCCACAAAGACGTGTACCAGAGGAATACGAAAAATAATCAGTTTAGGCAGTATTTTTCTCTAAATACTAGAAAAATTGATACTGCTTGAAAATGTTTGGTCATATGTGTTAAGGGCTTCGGCTCATTCGTAAAACGACCCCTAGGATGTAAAGGAATCAAAATGTCAGAAGGTTTAGAAACGGCTGTAGCAGAAGCATTTGCAACTGACTCAGCAA